GGCCGATCGCCTCCTGGCGGGCCCGGAAGTCCTGCTGGAACGGGGTTTCGGACACCATCGTCGCGTGGGTCGACGCCGCGGGGTCGAACGCGAATCCCCCGTCATCGGTCACCGAGCCGTAGAGCAGATTGCCCTGCGGCGTGAACTGACTGATCCGGTTGGCTTCGGCCTGGGCGGCGACCAGCGCCGCGGGATCGGGTACGGGGGGCGGTTTGGGGGCTTTCTTTCCCATGTCTGTCTCCTGTCCAGCGGCATTCGCGCCGCAGCATCGAATAGAGGGCGGCGTCCTCTCCGGTCGGCCAGGCTTCCCGCGCCATGCCCTCGTAACGGAAGCCCAGCCGTTCGACGAACCGCCTGGCGGTGCGGTTGCCGCGCCGGATCGTCGCCTGCACCCGGCGCGCGCCGAGCTGTTCGAACGGGTAGCGGAACAGCGCTTCAAGCACCCGGCGCCGGCACCAGCGCGGCGAGGAGGCGGCGACCGACATCTCCAGCGCGCCGGGCCGGTCGCGCCAGCCGCTATAGACGATCCCGGCGACAAGCCTGCCGTCCTCGACCACGCCGATCGCCGCGCAGGGGCCGAAATCGTCGATCCCGATCCTGTCCCCGACCCAGCGCGCGATCTCGGCGTCGCGGCCGAAGGCGAGCGCGACCGTCACGGCCGGCGCCTGGCGTCGACCTTGTCCTGGATGCTCCTGAAGTCCGGGCGTTTGGAGGCGCGCACCGCCGCGAAGGACTTGCTCCGCTCGACGCGGTCCTTGATGTCGTCGTCCCACAGCCCGGCCAGCCAGTCCTCCAGCGCCGGTCCCGCGAGGGGGTCCCCCGCGTCGTCGAACGGAACCGGGTAGGTGACGGCGGGCCCGTTCTCGCTCGCCCATTCGACGGTGAGAAAGCCGTCGTCGGTGACGTCGAGAATCCTGTACTGCGCGATGGCCATCGCGTGCTCCTTGCGTTGGGTTGGGTGTTGGGGGTGTCCTGTTCTTGCAACCGTCACGGTCGCATTCGTTCGGCCCCCGGCTTACGTCTTGACGATGTAGTTGAGGACCGTCGTCGGCTGGACGTTGTTGTGCGGATCTCCGCCGCCCGCCTCTTCCGAACGGCCGGTCAGCGAGATATCCGCGGAGAAGCCGTGCGTGTGGGCGCCCGCGCTCATGGTCGCGTCCCTGGTATTGCCGGCGCCGCCGTTTTCGGTGATCTGGTAGCTTCTCCCGGGGTCGGTCCCGGAGCCGGCCCGTCTCGTCAGGTTGTGGGTGTGGGCGCCGCCGCTCGCCGTGGTGCCGATTGCCCGTCCTTCGTACGAGCCCGGGCCGTGGCTGTGCGTCGCGGTTTCCGCTTCGGCGAGCGCGTGGGTCTCGGCGCCGCCCGACCCGCCGAGCGCGGCGCCGTCGACGCCGCCGGGACGGCCGGTCAACCGGCCGGCGGCGGTTCCGCCCATGTCGTCCAGGCCCGCGACCACCCGGCCGCGCAGATCGGGCAGCGCGAAGGTCGTCGCGCCGTCGCCCCCGCCGTACCCTGTCCCGATGACGGCGAAAAGCGCGGCGTAGTCGGCGCGCGAGACCTCCCGCCCGTCGCAGGGGAGCCAGCCCGCGGGAGCCGCCGCGCCGGCGAACGGCGTCACCATGCCGGTCGGAACGACGGGCACGCCGGTCAGCGCCGCGCCGGTTTCCATCGCCAGCTCGGCGCCGGCTTCCACTGTCAGCGTCGAGCCCGCCAGCACGTCGAACGCGTCCTCGCGAAAGCGGAAATCCTCCGCCCCCGCGAGCTTGACGTCGATCGAGTCCGGGCCCAGCGACAGCCGGTCCGCGCCCCCTATCGCGATATCGATCCGGTCGTCGGCGCCGGCCGAGATCGAGGTGTCGCCGTCGCGGTCGAGCACCAGCGCGTTGCCGCCGACCGAGACCCGGGAGGCGGACAGGCTGAGCGCGCTCGGCGTGCCTTCGCCGTCCTCCACCGGGCGGAGCGATTCGTCGATCCCGCTATTCGCGTTCGAGACCTGCAGCAGGTCGCGGTATGTGTCCTTCGGTTTCTTGCCTGTCAGTGCGGTCATCAGATCAGTCCCCGTCCCGTTTCGATCTGGTAGGTCAGCGTTTCCCATTCGAGGTCGTCGGTGCTCGACGAGGTCATCCGCGCGGCGAGCGTGTAGCCGAGCCCGTCGGCGGCGCGCCATTCGGCGACGGTGGAGTCCCGGCCGCCCTCCCACGGGAGGTCGCCCCAGTCCTCCCAGGCCGACCCCGCGGCGTCCCAGCCGGGGGTCGTCGGGCCGAATCCGGTCGCGACCGGCGCGGCCTCGACGCTACGGAAATCCGCCAGCGCGCCGAGCCCGATCCGCGCCTCCGACCGGCCGCGCAGCACCGGGCGGAGGCAGATGCAGCGCTTGAGCGCGCCGCGCCGCCCGAAGGCGTTGAACGCGGTCTGCACGTCGCCCTCGATCGCCGCGCCCGCGTCGGTGTTCCCGGTCACCCGGTTGACCGTCCCGGCGTCCGCGCCGAAATGGGCGTTCTCGTCGAACACGCCCCAGCAGTGGCTGTCGATCCCCGACCAGCGCGCCCAGGCGCCGGTCTGGGTATCCATGGCGTATTGCTCGAACCGCCCGCCGCCGAGCGGCACGTTCACGACGGTGCGCCCGGCCCGCGCATGGACCAGGACCTGCCAGCCGGTATTGGCGCCGTGGCGGCGCACGGCATCGACCAAAGTCGGCCGGATCTTGTCGGACACCACGCCGTTCGGAGTGAGCGAGCCCTCGCTCACCAGCCGCGAGATCGAGATCAGCCCTTCCGAGGTCAGCGCCAGAAGGTCGGAGCCGCGCCGGGCCACGCCCCGCACGTCCACCGGGGCGCCGGCGCGGAACACCCCCACCAGGGTCCAGGAGGAGCCGGGGTCGTCGCCGCGATAGACCACGATGTCGCCCGACGACATGCAGAACACGGCGAGGTCCTCGCCGATCCCGCCGCCGCCCCAGACGTCGGAGCCGCCCTCGACGTTCCACGACCCCATGCACACCAGATTGCCGCCGAACTGTCCCACGCGGGAAAGCGGGAACCGGGCGAGCCGGCCGCCGAGGGCATTGACGTCGGAGTACCAGAAATCCTGGCTGTCGCGCTCGAGGAAGTAGCTGCGCGAGCGGTGGGTCATGATGCCGAGCAGCTTCTCGGGGACGAGCCCCTGTCCCGACACCGGCATGGCGGAAACCCCGCTGCCGTCGAAGACCTGCGGCGCATCGGCGCCGTTGACCAGGCCCAGCCGGCCGTTGAAGGCCGCGGTCTGCCAGCGGTCCGAAGCGAAGCCGGAGGCGAGCGGCGCGGGCGCGCCGGTGACCTCGTGCAGCCCGCCGCCGGCCGCCGCGATCAGCTTGTGCACGGTGCCCGCCTGGAACGCGGCGAGGGTCTCGACCGGCCCCGCCGCGATTCCCGTCGCCAGCGGCTGGTAGCCCTCGCGCACCGAGAGCGCGCTGATCCCGGGATTCCAGTTGTCGAGCCGCACCGCGTCGGTCGGCGGCATCAGGTTGAGCGAGTCCCGCGTGTTCAGCCCGCCCACCGGTGCCGGCACGGTCACCGTCATGGCGGAACCGCCGCGCCGTCTCGCGCGTCGTCGTTTGAGCATCGTCAGGCCTCCGGAAAATCGCCTTCGGGTGTCGCGGCGAAGAGCAGACCGGGCGCCGCGCCGTCCGCCCTCAGCACCGGCCTGCCGCCGTCGCGCGCGATCGCGCGGGCCAGCACCGCGAGGTATTCGTTGAGGTCGTCGTCATAGGCGAGGCCGACCGCCTTCTTGAACCGCCACTTGACCCCCATGGTCGCGATCTCCTCGGACAGGACGAAGCCGTCGTCGTCCTCCTCCCATGTCCGCCGCCTGGCGCCCGAGGACGCGGCGACGATGTCGCGGGTCATGTATTCGAAGGCGATCTCGCCGCCCGCCTCGGCCGGGGCGGGGTGGAGGTGGAAGACGCCGCCGAAGATGCGGAAGGAAGGGCGCGCCGCCGGCCCCGCGCCGGAAATTCGCAGCGCCTGCCATTGCTGGGCGGTGAGCGGGCCGGCGAGCGGACGCGCGCCGGTCCGGTCCCATGCCGTGCCGTCGACGATATGGCCGAAATCGTCGGGCAGCCCGCCCGGCTGCGCGGTTTGCGTGGCGGCGGCGAAGGCGTGCTCTTTCGCGAGCGCGGTCCAGTCGGCGCTCCCGGCGAGCGAGAAGATTTCCTGCCGCGCGGCGGCGAGCAGGCGGATCGCGGTGGTTTCGGGGTTGCCGATCACGGAGGCGGGCGGCGCCACCCCGGCCTCGGCGGCGGCTTCGCGGCAGACGGTCAGCAGGCTCATTTTCCGTCCTCCGGCTGGTCCGACTCGGCCAGCTCCCTCCATTCGGCGACGTCGCGCTTGAGCCGGGCGATCTCCTCGCGCAACTCCGTTTCGGTCTCGGATTGCGGCTGGAGGAAATGCCGGGCCCGTTCGGCGAGCGCGGCGGCGTCCTCGCCGATGCGCTCCATCGTCGCCTCGTCGGCCTCGGCCACCTGCTCGACGGTCAGGACCTCCAGCGCCTTGAGCTCGGCGACGCGGGCGACGGTGAGATAGGGCCAGTGGCCGATCGGCGTGCCGGACGGGCGCTCCCGCCTGGCGAGGAAGGCGGCCCACCGGCGCGGCCAGCGCTCGCGGTCGGCGTCCCCGACCCTGCGGTCGACGACGCTGTTCCGGTCGCCCGGCACCAGCACCCGGACATAGGCCGCCTCGTCGAACACCGGCCGCCCTTCCGCCTCGCTCCGCGCCGGGTTGCGCACCGCGCGCATGTAGAAATGGGGGATGCAGTCGTCGCGCCCGCCGGCCTGCTGCTCGGCGGCGAAATTCTCCCAATAGCCGACATCGTCCGGAACCGGCTCCATGGTTCGTCCTTTCTGTTGGTGTGGTGGAAAAAGAAGGGGGCCGACAATTCGGCCCCCACCGTCATGCTCGGCGAAGGCCGAGCATCCACGAGTTTTTTTTCTGTAACGACGGAACCAACAAAAACAAAACGTGGATGGTCGGCCTTCGCCGACCATGACGGTGGAAGGGGGCGACGGTCCTCTGACCGCCGCCCCGCCGCCGTTACGCGTGGATCACGCCCTGGCGGGCCGCGTTCGACATGGTGAGGTTGCCCATGAAGACGATCGGGATCACGGTCGCGTCCTGGTTGGTCGACTGGCGCTTCTCCAGCGGCTCCATGTTGGCGTCCTTGTGCGGGCGCCAGAACAGGTAGTCGGTGTTGAGCATGTACATGTGCTCTTCCGGGCACTTGTCGTCGTACATCACCGGCGCCGAGCCGCCCGGGCCGTAGAACTGGATCGAGCGGAAGCCGGCGCCCGCGTCCTCCTCGGACGAGATCCGCTGGATGGCCTGCAGCGACTGCCAGTAGTGGTTGAAATAGGCGGTGTCGGCGACGATCAGCGTCGGCGAATCCGCCCCGCGCAGGCATTCGAGCCAGAGCGCGTTCATCGCCTTCTGGATCGTGTCCGGGCCCGGCTCCACCTCGCGTTCCGAGAAGTCGTGGACCTGGTTGCGCCAGAACGCGAACGAGGCCCGGTCGATGCCCCCCACGGTCCCGGTCGTCGGATCGTCCGCGACCAGCGAGCGGAGCCCGCCGATCTGCTTGCCCGAAGACCCGGTGCCGTCGGAATAGACGCCCTCCGACAGGTTGTTCATCATCGTCTTCTCGGCGTTCTTGATGCGCCGGTCGACGAGGCGGAGCGACTGCTCCTTGCCGGCGTTCTTGCGCTCCTCGGCGCCCGAGACCGAGACCACCACGGCGGCCTGCTTCCACTCGTACTCGGCCGAGTCGAAGACATCCGAGGGCGCGATGTCGAGCGCCTCGTAGCCGGAATAGTACTTGAAGGTCTGGTTCTCGGCGTATTCGAGCTCCTCGACCAGCGTGCGCCCGCCATCGGCGGGATCGACGTTGCCCGCGCGGTTGAGAAAGCGCAGGACCGCGTTGTGGTTGAGGATGTTGTCGGCGAGCTGGCCGCGGCGATTGCGCAGCGTGGTGGTGACCAGGTCGCCCAGATTGGCGTTCGCCATGTCTCGTTTCCTTCCGTTTCTGGGGTTGTTACGCGCCGACCATCCGGTCCCAGACGCGCTCCAGCTCCTCGCGATGAGACCGGGCGGGCGGCAGCGCGGACCGCGCCGGTTCGGAGCCGCTGAGCGCGGCCCGTCCGGCGTTCCTCGCCTTCGCTACCTCGGCCTTGCGGGCGCTTTCGCGTCTGGCCGCCATCTCGGCGTCGCGCGCTTCGAGCGCCTTCTGCCTGAGATGCGGATCGGCCCAGACGGCCTGTTGGTATGCGTCCTCGAAGCTGTCCGCCGCGCCCGAGCGCATCAGCACCGCGAGCCTCGGCCGGACCGAA